GGACTATATCGAGACCTTGCCGGATGGCATTAAGGAGCGTTGCAAGCGCGACGTATGCGACAGCAAGAAAGTAGGGGGGTATTGGTCCTATTGGCCCGAAAAGGAAAGCATAGACGACCTGATCGAATTGAGGGACGCGCACCCCTACACCTTCACAAGCCAATATCAGCAAGCGCCGGAAAGCCTCGATGGCGGGATATTCAGCGCCGACGACTTTGTTTATTTTGGCGACACCAACGAAGGCGCGGACATTCCTGAGCCGGATCAATACGACTATCGGATTATCACGGTGGACACGGCGCAAAAGACAAACACGTGGAACGACTGGACGGTGTTTGCAGAATGGGGCGTTACCAAAACCCACATTCACCGCCTCGCTTATCAGCGTGGTCGCATGAAAGCGGACGAGTTGCGGCGTAACTTCATCACCTTCGTAAAGGCGTCACACGCGAAGAACGGCGGTAGCAATGGAGTTTTGCGCAAGGTCTATGTCGAGGATAAATCAAGCGGCACGGGGCTTATTCAGGAGGCCGAGGGGAAGCTGCCAATTCGCCTTACGCCCCTTGGGCGCGACAAGGACAAGCTAACCCGCGCGATGGACGTGCAGCCCCAACATATTGCGCGAAAGGTCGCTTTGCCGTATGGTGATCCGCAGAATTATGAGTTTGTCAGCGAGGTCGCGGCATTCACCCATGACGACAGCCACAAACATGACGACCAAGCGGACGTTATGATTGACGCGTTAAACGAGGTGTTTGTTGTGCCGCGCCAAGAGGCTCATACAGAAGTCTTAGATATTCCGGGGCTATAATGGCGACAATCAACAGCATTACTATCGGGTCGGAAGTCACCCATCCGGAATATACGCCGGAGATTGCCGAGGAATGGCGCTTGATGCGTGACGCCTATCGGGGCGAGGTGGCAATCAAGAAGCGCGGCGAGACATACCTTCGCAAGCTAGACGGCTGGGAAATGAAGAGCGATAAGGGCGCGTCCAAGTATGATACGTTCATATTTAACGCCCGCTTCCCTGAGATAGTTTCAAACGCTATTCGGTCGATGGTCGGGATTGCGCACTCGCAAGACTGGCAGATTGAATTGCCCGCTGCGCTTGAACCATTGCGCGAAAACAGCGACGGGCGGGGCTTGCCGCTTGAAAGCCTATCGCGCCGGATAACAACGGAACTTCTAATCACGGGGCGGTATGCGCTCTTGGCCGACGCGCCTGCCGATGGTGGCGATATTTACCTTGCCGGATATACCGCCGAGCAGCTTGTGAATTGGTCCGAGGATGACGATTTTTACACGCTTGTCGAGCTGCGCTATCGGCGCGATGGGGAGGTCTATACTAGTGTCACGCATAAGCGCGTTCTGGAATTGATCGAAGGCCGCTATCTGCAAAAGGTCTATGACGATAGCGAGTTGGTTGAAGAATACGAACCAAGCGTTCGCGGTGGCCGTGCGCTTGATATGATCCCGATTGCCGTGGGCGGGGCAATGGATCGAGACCTAACGCCAGACACGCCGCCCTTGATCGGCATAGCGCGGGCTGCATGGTCGCATTACCAGCTATATGCGCTTTACCGCAACGCGCTTGAGCTTGGCGTTTCGTCTACTCTTGTCGGGGTAGACATTGCAGACCCGCCAAAAGCTATCGGAACTGGCCTCTATGTGGGCATCCAGTCAAATCAGGATAACAAGCAGGGCGATCTGAAATACGTGACGCCCGACGCTCTGGAGATTGACGCGCTTGTTACCGCCATGGACCGCGAACAGCAAGCGGCCATTCGATCCGGCGCGCAGATGTTTGACAACACCCCGCGCGGACAGGAAAGCGGGGAGGCCCGCCGCCTTCGTTTCAGCGCCGAAACCGCCACCCTGTCCAGCGTAGCCAATTCATCCGGGGCAATTCTGGAAAGCGGGCTAAAGCAAGCCGCAATCATGGCCGGGGCAAATCCTGACGAGGTTGTCGTGGCCCCGCCGCAAAACCTCTTGGAAGGACGACTAGAAGCGGGCGAAATTCAGGCGCTTGTCAACGCTTGGGAGCGCGGCGCGTTTGGGTACGCCACCCTTTACGAGAACCTGCAACGGGGCCGGATTGCATCGCCAGAGCGCACGTATGAGGACGAGGAACGCGAGATTGATCGCGACTTGCCTGATATCGCGCCCGGTGATACACTGTAACACGTAATCAACCGCCCTGATGGGGCAATGATGGAGAATAACGCCGATGGCGCTGAAAGTAGCACTAGAAACCCTTGACGACCTCGATGAGGCCACTCAATCGCTTTACGTTGAAAAGGACGGCGCTTACGTGCTGGACTTGGAAGGCGTGGACGACCACCCGGACGTTGCTAACCTGCGCAATGCTTATCAGTCTGAAAAGACCAAGCGGAAAGAGCAGAGTGAAAAGCTGGCCGACAAAGAGGCGGAACTTGCTGAGGCTTTGAAGAAGCCGAAAGAGGATCGCACCAAGGCCGACGACGCTGAGATTGTTCGCTTGCGTGAACAGCTTGAAAAAGAGCGTGACGAAGCGCTTGGCAAAGCAACGGAACTGGAAAAGCAGGTTTACGGACTGACGGTCGAAAACCAGCTTGACGCTGCCATTCGGGAAGCGGGCATTACTGAGCCTGCATTCCAAACGGCGGCGAAGGCATTGCTAAAGGACGGCGTTAAGCTGCACGACGGCAAGCCGGTGGTTGAAACTGACATGGGGCCAGTTGGCTTGGCGGAGCACGTCAAGCGGTGGGCTTCAAGCGATGGGGCCGCTTTTGTTTCCCCGCCTAAAGGCGGCGGTGCGGGCGGAAAGTCTGGTGTTGTTCAGAAAAAGCCGGAGGAGATGGGGCCGCAAGAGCGGGCCGCTCTTCTGAAAGATGACCCGGAGGCCTTTTATCAGGCATTCCCACAGGCCAAATTGAGGTAATCAAATGGCACTTACACAACTTTCTGACGTTTTCGTCCCGGAGGTTTACGCCTCTTATTCGGCTGTCAATAGCCCCGAAAAAACTGCGTTCTTCGAGAGCGGTATTGCCTTTTCCGACCCGACCCTTGCCGGGTATTTTTCGGACGGTGGCCGGATCGGCGAGCTGCCATTCTGGAACGACATCGACGCATCGGGCGAGCCGAACTATGGCACAGACGACCCGGTGGACGTTGCTGTCCCGGCAAAGATCGACAGCGGCACGCAGATCGCCCGCATGGCATCGGTCAACAAGGCGCTTTCGGCGGCTGACTTGGCCCGCGAACTGGCAGGTGATGACCCGTTGCAGCACGTCCGTAACCGCTTTGGAACATACTGGATGCGCCAATGGCAGAAGCGCGCGCTTGCCAGCATGGAAGGCGTGATTGCCGACAACATCGCAAACGACGACGGCGATATGGTCAACAACATCGCAGGCGCGACAAACGGTGATGTTGACGCCGGTACGCTTTTCAACCGTGAAGCGTTCACAGCGGCGGCTTTCACTAGCGGCGACCACTACGACGATTACACGGCAATCGCCGTTCATAGCGTCGTCTACAAGCGCATGGTGGACAATGACGACATCGAGTTCATCCCGGACAGCCAGGGCGTCATGTCCCCGACCTTCATGGGGCGTGCGGTGATCGTGGATGATGGTATGCCGTTCACTGCGGCGGCGGGTACAGGCGGCGGCGATGCAGCGGCTACCTACACCAGCTATCTCTTCGGCCCCAGCCTTCTGGGCTACGGTGAACGCACCCCGACCGTGCCTTTTGAGGTGCAGCGAGAAGGGTTGCAAGGCAACGGCGCTGGTGTCGAAATTATCATCGAGCGCAAGTCGTGGGTGCTGCACCCGTTCGGCACGCAGTTCCTCTCGGATACGCTGACCGATGGCAATGCCACTCTGGCGCAGCTTCGCCTTGCTGCCAACTGGGATCGCGTAGTTGACCGCAAAAACATTTCGTTTGCTGCGCTCGTGACAAATGGCTGATATTTGGTGAGGGGCTGGGCAACCGGCCCCCATCCTAATATCGGAGGCAAGACACATGACAATTCCGCGCCGCCCAGGGTGGCTACCCACTAATCGCCCGCAAACGATTGTGTATTTGCAGCGCATTAACAAAAGACGCCGGAATTATAAGCTTCCCCCCCAGTCCCTCTTTGCCAATGGCGAGGAAGGCACATGGCTTGAGTTTGTTGACGGTCAGGTGTTTACCGAAACAGCAGGCACGACAGCAGCAACGCTTGATGACGGCATCGCCAATGTCACGGCAATCGCTGGCACGGTCACGGCAGCCACACAGTCTGACCCGAACAAGCGGCCCCTGTTCAAAGACCCCGGCGCGGATTTTGATCTTGTCGATGATAACATGGGTATGGACTTCACCGGAAAAGCCGGGGTCTATACGCTTGTGCAAGGTATGTCTGACGGGATTATCCATGCGAAGGTGAATGTGCCTGATGGACCGTATGACATCACTCAAGACCCAAGATATTTCCCGGACGGTAATCTGATCGGTTACGTTCTGCGCGAAGGCGATTTGACCGCATCAGAAGTCACACGAACAAAAAGCTATCTACAAACCCAAGGCTCAGGTTCTGACTTCTCCGGTGTGACAAGTATGGTCGGGTGGTTCCATGATCGCGATGAATTGGTGGAATTGTATTCTGGGGATTGGGACACCTCAAGTGTGACAGACTTTGGCGCATTTGTCCGAAACTGCTCCAGCCTTACCACCCTAGATGTGAGTAACTGGGACACCTCAAGTGTGACATACTTTGGCGCATTTGCCCTGCGCTGCTCCAGCCTTACCACCCTAGATGTGAGTAACTGGGACACCTCAAGTGTGACCAACTTTGTAAACTTCGCCCGTGACTGCTCCAGCCTTACCACCCTAGATGTGAGTAACTGGGACACCTCAAGTGTGACCAAATTTGTAAACTTCGCCCGTGACTGCTCCAGCCTTACCACCCTAGATGTGAGTAACTGGGACACCTCAAGTGTGACCAAATTTGGCGCATTTGTCCGTGACTGCACTGGTCTCACCACCCTAGATGTGAGTAACTGGGACACCTCAAGTGTGACAGACTTTGGCGGATTTGTCCGTGACTGCACTGGTCTCACCACTGTCACAGTCAACGGTGGCACAGGCAGCCCGTTTGCAGACAGCCCATGCACTGACTACACCGACGCCTTCACCAACACCAACCTAACGCAGCAGTCCGTTGACGACATTCTTGTTGCAATAGAAGCGGCGGGAACCAGCAACGGCACCTTTGACCAATCGGGCGGGACTGCACCCAGTGCCACAGGTGAAGCGGCTATTGACGGGCTGCGGTCGCGCGGCTGGACGGTCACGGTAACAGGGGGATACTGACATGAAACGCGTAACCGTAGCAGTCTGCCCGGACAGCACGTTCAGCTTTGAGGATGCCCGCAGCTTTGCCGCCTACATGGAAGAGGACTTGAGCGTCCTGCTGACCTACGTCGAGGGCGGGCATGACAGCGCAGGCAATCCCGTCTGGGTGGCATCCGCCCCCAAGCCCGACTGGTGGCTGGCCAAGGCTCAAGCGCCCTTCGGAGAGCGGCCCGAAGTGGACACCGAAAACGACATCAACATGGCCGGGGCAGAGCGCGCTTATGATGCCCTAACGATTTGGGACGGCGTGTCACCCGTGCCGCAGGCTGCACCCGGAAAGATCACAGCCATTGTTGGCATGGACGGCCCTGACGCGCTGGCCGCGATGGGCTGTCACAAGAAGGAGAATATCGATGAAGATTAAGGACCAGCTTCGAATGCAGGAGCTCTATGCCTCCGGCGCATTCGCCAAGATTGAGCTGGGGGCCAGTGCGGTCCCCCAATCACCAGATGACATCGACGCGCTAAGCAAGGGCGAAGTGCGAGAATGGCTTGAGGCGCATGGGGTTGAGCCTGAGAAGGGCGCGAAGGTTGCCGACATGAAAGACGCCCTGACGCGGATTATGTTTGTGGAGCCTGAATAATGCCCCTTGTGATCGAAGACGGCACGGGCGTTGATGGGGCGGACAGCTTTGAAACGGTTGCCGAGTGTCAGGCTTTTGCCG